CAAAACCACCAGCGACACCGTTAACGCCAGACGCACCGCCCGAACCACCAGCACCACCCAAGGCTGACAAATTAAAAATGCCCTTGCCCTCGTATGGAAAAACCTCAAACGAAGAAAAGTCGTTTGCGATTCCTTCAGAATTTAAATAAACCCCGCCGCTAGATTTACCTCTCGTAGCAATGAACGTTGGAGTCACTGCACCTGCACCACCTAATCCACCCTTAAAAGTTACGCTAGGGATTCCATTAATGGAAATTACTGTGTCGCCACCTGCCGTACCATTTGCACCACCCAGTGCCGCTCCAGCAGGAACGCCATTCCCACCAGCACCACCATTTCCACCTACCCCGATTGTTGCAGTTATTACTGAAAGCGGTCGAACTGGCAAAGTAATGATTGAAGGAAAAACGGGACCGCCGTTCTCGCCACCCGTTCCAGCTGATGCCCCTGCGCTTACACCACCACGGCCACCACCGCCACCGCCAGCAGCGCCCGATCCGATAAATGTGATTCGATTAACGCCTCTAGGAATTTGAAAGTTTGCGTTGTTGCCAACGGGAATTATTGCCTTAAATCTTTCGAGTACAAGTGTCGCCATGAGTTCTCCTTAATAAATTGTAACAGTCAAATCTTGTGGACTGCCTTCCATTTCCATTTTTAAAAACAAACCTAGTTTGGTGCCCTCGGGTATGTCTCCAGAAATAAAGTCCGTCGAATCTGTGGCTATGTATTCGTATGGTCTATTTCCAGCGACTTGTGAATTTAAAACTACTGGATTATTTAAAATTGAATTTTGAAGCGATATCCACGCTCCGCGAGGGGCGTTTAATTCTTCTAGCCCAACCGCATCGATCACCACGTTAAAGCCCGCCGATACGTTAATGTCTATCACTTCCCAAGGTTCTAGCAGGTCATTTTGGTCGAAGTCTGGATTGTTTGTATTATCAAACTCCATTAAAGAACCGATCGCAAGGTCTGCGCTTGTCGCCGTTGGGTCTGACTCAAACGCTATAATTTTACGCTCGCAAGTAATGGTCCCAGCAACGCCAGCTTGCAACGCACCGTCGTCGTTTGCGACCACTACGGAAGACGCGCCAACCTCAACCACCTCAAAATCCCCATCATTTGCGCTCGAAGTGTGCGCCTCTGCACGAACAAGCTGCCCAACCGTCACACCTCCCGCAATGGTCGCGCCCATATTGTATTCAAATCGGTTTGGGGATGCGGTTCCAGCGGGAGAAACATCCGCAACCGCCGACTCGTTATAAACATAAAGAGTGTTCGTGTTGGGTGAGTTTACCCCAACGACTTCGAAAACACCGTTATTTCCAGCGTTTCCAAAGCTTGCCGCTGTTGTGTTTTCACCGACGACAAAATTTGTACTAACTGACGATCCAGACGCAAGCGCCCACCTGTTTGAAGACGCGGTTCCAGCAGCGCCCCCCTGCGTGTCGCCAGCGGGGTTTTTTATAATTAAATTGTTTCCAGAATCGTTCACGCCAAAGATTTCAAAGCTTCCATTGTTAAGAGGATCGGTGTGCCCAGCGAGCGCGACGCTCTCTCCGACAACATAGCCAAACGTATCGACTGGATTTGTGAAGACGTACTCGAAAACTAAAGTCTGCGCGGTTGCGGGACTTGAAAGCTCCTGCACGCCCGCATCATTAAAAATAACTATGCTTTTATAATTATCTTGATCGATTTCTGTAATTTGAAAAATCCCGTCGTTTGCGGGGTTTGTCGAAGATGCAATTTCTATCGAGTCGCCCACAGCGACATAAGTCGTGTCGATCGGGGTCGCAAGGTTAATTCTCCAAGAGCTAGGCCCGACACCCCGAACAATCGAGTCAACCGCGTAAGCCGATTCGAAAAGATTAATTTGAAGCGTGTTAATCGCGGGAGTCGAGCGCTGAATTGACGAAGGCGTAAACGCCCCGCCCTTTCTTGTGATCGATTGCGTGTTCGATTTGTAAGACGATAAAACAGAAACAATTGGGTTATTCACTGACTCAACCTTACGAACGTCTACCGTAACGCTACCAGCAGTCCCGCCCTTTTTCATCGTTACCGCAATCTTGTTCGGTGTGAACTCTTTAGTCTGTAAAAGCCCGTCGATTGGCTTAGAAAAAAAGTAAGCGTTATCTAAGTCGCCGTTAATAACCCATTCAATACCACTAGCGTTCGCACCGCCAAGCAACCCATCCAAGTAATCCAAGTCCTCTCGAATCGAATCCATTAGATTATCGTCAATCGGACTTAGCGCGTCGGTTTGTGGCGGGAAAATCGGTCTAGGTAGTGCCATTTCTCATTCTCCTAAAAAGTAATCTGATAGGCGGGTTTGCCATCAGGAAAGTTTGTTTCACCCTCTGCGATTTGAAAACAATAGCGTTTCTGTTCTTCCGTCGCATCCGTATAATCTGGAAAAGTTAGTCTCATTAAGCTTGTGATCGTTGTCGTAAAAACAGAATCGAAATAAACAGTATCGCCCACAATGTTTGCTATCGTTCTAAGTTCAGAATAGCTTTCCGTCGCCTCATCCCAAAATCGCATAGGCCATCCGACCATATAAAGCGATCCTCTGCCAGCGGGTAACTCAAAGATCGACTGCGTAATTTTGCTAATAGGAATGTCGGAAGGCGCAATAAAGCAAAGGTTAACGCCCGTGAATTGTGTGAATTGTAATTTGTAAGAAATGTCTCCAGTGATTACGTTCACGCTTTTTGAAATGACTTCTAGGTTATCGGCAAAATCGAGTAGCCCTTGGTCGTTTGGTAGTAGGTTGGTTTCAACCCCAGCCTTTTCTCCAAGCAACCAAGGGTAGGAAGAAAAAAGAGCGCTTAAACTTATCGTCGGTCTTGGCTTAGAAAACCTAGCAAAAAAATCTACGGCGATATTATCCACGATTCCTTGACCGCCCTGATTTTCTTTGATGCCTTTAAATTGCAATTTATACTCGGGTTTTTGACCAAAAAGTGAAATCGATGCGGCGTCTTCGTAGGTGGAAACGCTTAAAAACTTATTGAAATTATCGTCATAATTCCAAAGAATAGAAAGGCGATTATAAATTTTCGTATCGTCAACATCATACTTCGGGTAGCTTTTAATCTCGTCGTGAGTAAGGTTTGGCGCGATCGTGTTAATTGTCGGCGCGTTTAAAACCGCAAGGCCAATCAAAGAAGTGTTGTTCGATCTTAGTCGCAAGCCAAGAGGGTAAAGCAGTTCGTTTTCAATAAACTCCCGCAAGTTTTGAATGTCGTAAAGCGCAAGCCGAAACACAGTAGAACCAAAAAAAGAATCCCTAACGCTTTCAAATTCAGCAATATCGATCAAGCTTTCAGATATTCCAGACCCGTCTTGAAGCGCATCATAAATTCCACCACCACCTGCAGAAATCAAAATCTGAAGCAGTAGCGTGATCGGGTTCCCCTGAACAATGAAAGCCAAAAACACATCGTCGGCAAGGCTGTGGTCGGTCGCGACTGAACCGTTTGCCGCTCGTACGCATCCCGTTAGATTGTTCCCAGACTTTCCCGTGTAAGATATAAATTCATCGTTAATTTTTATTAGCCCGTTGTTTGGAAACAAGTCTGCGTTTTGAAGCGTAATCGTTGTCGTACCCGATGTTATATCGCCGAATAGCTTGGTAGATTTTTGAAACGCCCCAGTCGAAAGTCGGTCCTTCGCCTCTTGGGTGCTGAATGAGTAAGAACTATCTTGTTTCGAAACCTTTTGAATGAACGTGTCAGGTAGCTTAAAGTAATCAGAAAAGTCCATGGGCTGTTCGCCAGCCTTTGCAATCTTGCCAATCCAAACCTCTGCTAGTTCACCCAAAAAAATATTGGGATTAGATGCAAAGTCGGCGCTTAGCGATCCGTTCTTATCCAAAATTCTGAAAGAGCTGTTGTTGATTGTCGTTGTTGGCCTTAGCGGATCGATCGACGTTGGATTAAGGTTTAAACTACTGACTGCGCGGTTCAGTGGTTTGGGGATCGTAAGGCCAGAGTCAGGCTGACGGATAGAATAATAAACCCCGCGAAGCTTTATAACGACGTTCGTAATAAACTTCTTTTCGCTAATTGTGTCGATGAACGAACTCAAGAAACCACCTCGCGAAGAACCATTGCAATCTTGTATAAAAAATTAGGATGCTTTTTTACTTCTCTGTTTTTGGAGAATTTAAAATTATCAAGCTCGCAAGTGTAGACTTCCGTTTCGTCCTTATCGGGGTAGTAAAGAAACTCTTGTCCAGTTTTCGCCCACTGAAAAAAGCCGTTTTCTAAAATGTCTGCGTCTGCAGAAGAAACGAAAGCAAACCGCAAAGATCGCGTCCTTTCCGTGTAATAGCTAACGACCTGCCTGATGCCAGACAATGAGGTCGAAACATTGTTTTGCGCCTCGGAAACCCATTCAGTGTCACCGTTGTTTTCTGGCGGGTACTCGAACTCGTATTCAGTAAAAACGGTCGCCGTTTGTGCAGAAGTTGAAGCGGTTGCAACGTCCGATAAGGTTACTGTGTAAAGGTCAACGCCCGCGCTCGGGTTCGTTAACACGTTAGAAACGACCGTTGTGCCCTCTGGAAAGTCGTCGCATTCGATCGTTTGACCCGCCTCAATTAGCGACCAGTCCTCGATCTGCGAAGATATTTCGTCACTGCCCGAAGTTGTGTCGAACTCGATATTAGAAACCTGCCATCGTAGTTTTGGAATTAAGAGTGCCATCAGCTTAGCCTCGCATCGCGATAAAGAACCGCCTCGCGGATCGATTCTGTTAATCTATTAATGTAAAGATCGTCTGCCAATATATCGCCGACTATGTTTATCACTACCCCGCCGTTTGGCGCTCCCTCTTGATCGCTTTTCACAAACCCGCGCTGTCGAGCAACGCCTTCGACTACTTCATCGAAAGATTTTTGTGGCGCTACCAACTCGCCCTTCGCGAGCATGAATGGCTCGGTGTCTACGCCCCTGATTCCGTTAGTAACAAGCGCCCCGTCTTTCGCTGCGACGATTCTAACCACGTTCGCCAAACCCGCTGCGACTGTTGAAGCTGCGAGCGGAATACCAGACACAGGACCAAGCCCGATTGGCGGTGGCGCAAGCGCTGCGGTCGCGGCTAAGTAAGTCGATGCAATCGCCTGAGACACGTTTAAAGCTTTCGCGACTTCGGAACCGTCTTCCGCAAGGGCCAGCCCCAGTTGCGCAAAGCCAGAAATAACCGAGAAAGTTGTCTGCGCGTTTCTTTGCTTTTCTTTCGCTGCCCGCGCGTCGTCTGCTATGATTTTATCGTTTTTTGCTTTGTTTGAAGCTATTTCCGCGTTCGCGTTTGCAATCGCTTCCGAAAGAAACTTCGACTGTCCGTCTTTAATAACGCCCGCTTTATCAAGCTCGAATTGCTTTAGGGATTCGATCTCAGCGAGCCTCTTTTCAAGTGTTGCATCTGCCAAAGCTTGTTCGTCGCCAGCCTTTGCCGCCTGACGTTCGGCTTCGAAAGAATCCTGCTCGACCGCCAAGTCTCTTAACCTTTGATTTAAAGTTGCTTGAAGCTCGAACCTAGAATCTGCCAACGCAATCTCTTCTGGCGTTAATTCATTTTTTACAAGATCGCCTTGGGTTGGACCAGCGCCAACCGCTTCGGGTCCTTGGTTTTCAAGTTCTGCCTTTTTCGCTAAAAGAGCTTGAAGCTCGGCATTCAAATTTTTTAAATTACTCTCAACGCCCGCAACGTCTAAAACAGAACCAAGAAGACCGCTTTCAAAGTTTTCTATTTCTTGGATCGACTCTTTAACGGATTTTATCTGCTCGTCTAATGACGGACCCGTTCGTGTAGCAAAGTCGGCAACGCTTTTTGTAAACTTCGCAAAGCCAGAAGCGCTTTCGGCAAAGAACTCGCCGATTTTTGAATTTATAATAGCAGCGAACGCGTCTTTCAAATCAGAAAAAGCTAACCCAAGCTTTCGAATACCGCCCTCGACTGGCGCGATTTCCGATCCAGTAGACTTAAAGTTTTGCGCTCCCGTTTCTAAAACAGCGTTTAAGATCGCTTGTTGTTTTCCTAGGTCAGTTAACTTTTCGGTAGAAGTGCCAAGGCTTTTTGCGTAGGCATCGATCGCGTCGTTTACATTTATTTGAATGCCGTTACTTTTAAGCGCCTTTTGGTTCTGGTCTGCGATACCCTTGCTAATGCCATCGAAAACTTCCTGAATGTCTCGACCCGTTTTTAATGCAATGTTTCTTGAAAGCTCGAAAATCTCTGGCAGTTTGTTAGCATTTACGCCCAACGCCAAAATCGACTTAGAAACCTGTGGTAGAACGTCGTCAACCCCAACAAACCCTTCTGCAATCTGTCCGATTCTATTTCTAAGGGCGTCGGCGTTAAGGCCCGCCTGTGTAGCAAACGACTCGAAGCTTGCGTTAATTTTTTTATTGTTTTCGTCAATGCGAACCAAAGAAAAGGCAGTAAAGAAACCCGCACCCAAAGCGCCAAGCGATAGCGTGATCGGGTTTGTTACAAGGCTGAAAAAAGAACTGGCAATATTTGAGAAACCGCCCTCGGCAATTTTTTGAATGTCTTTAACGCCGTTCTCGAATCCTTTTCCAAATTCATCCCCGCTTTTTTTTCCTATCGTCGCGTTCTTCTTTTCGACGTTCTTTCCAAAGCGGTCTAGGGCGTTAATAACATTCGAAAGCGACTCCTCTAATCCAGTTGTGTCACCTTTTATTACGACTGTGGATTCTGCGCTCATCTAAAAGTTCCTTTTGAATTTCTTTCAGCCTTTGCGTCCTCGCCCTATTTATACGGTCTTCAACGCTTTGATCTAACTTTATCACCTTTTCTTTACCGTTTGTCGGATAATTATTAATCCGAGCACCACAAGCAATAAAATATTCACTTATTTCTCTTCGGGTTAATTGCCTAATTTCTTGAAGAGTAAAGCCGTACTGATGACTTAAAAACTCCACGACCTCGCTATCGGTCAACCCTCTGGCTGTGGACTCTGCGATGTTTTTTTTTCCTCGACTGGCACGGGGTTAGAAAGCTTCCTGCACTCCGCGATGGCTACGAATATCGCCATGATCTCCGAATCGTTTGTGGCTACGATATGCGAAAGCTTTTCGACGGGGTCTGTAAACTTAATTTCGATTTCCTCTAGGCCCTCAAACTTTACTGTTTTTGTGTTTACAATTTCGCGCTTCGATTCGTCGTCCATTAACCGCCAAAATAAAGACAGGAAAGCCTTGACCTCTCCGCCCCTAATCGCCTCTTCAAGCGTTTTGGCCTTGAACGCCTCTTGCATCCATTCTTCGTCTGCGATCGTTATAAAATTAAGCTTAATTTCTTTTTGAAGGTTTGACAGAAACACTATGGGTTTTTTTGGTCGTATTAGCATGATTTTTTTCCTATCTCCATTTATAGTGTAGCCATCATGGCACGAAAAAAAAAGGATTCAAAAGAAATTGTAATCGTAAGATTTAAATGCACGAAAGAACTTCGAAAGCTTTTAATGGCTCGGTCTTTACAATTTTTCGATGGCAATATGTCTGAAACGCTTCGATACCTAATCGAAAACTTTTACATTAAAGGAAAGAAAAAAGGCTAAGCGTTTCCGCCTAGCCTTTCCCCTATAAACAAGACTAACCACAATGGAGTTAGGTCAGTGGCTACAGTGTATCACCGACTTCTCTAAAACTACAAATCCCATCTCGAACAGAATCGTAAGTAGCTTTGGCGCTGTACTCTTGTTGCGCGAACGCTTTACGTTCTGCACCCAAGGTCAACCCGATCGCCTTTAGCTTGAACACGTCGATTTCTACAACCGCGTTCGATCCTGCCTTTTGGGCGTAAAGGATAGCTCCGAACTCTGGATATTCGTCCGCGATGCCACCGATTTTAACCACTCGGTTCAACTCGTTCACAGGACGAACCTCGAAGATTGCGGTATCGCCAGCAACCATGTCGATCGCCGAACCCATCGTAATTTCAAGACCTAGAGTCGTAAGCGTTAAAACCCCGCTACTTCCTACCGAAGAAAATTCAGCGATTAAAAGGCTATCGTCAAAAAATCCAGTCGGCGCTCCGCGACCAAAGTCTACGTCCGATCCAGCGTAGAGTTTAAATCCGTCAACCGCTGTCGCCTCTAGCGTGTACTTTGTGAATTTCAAGTTTGCCGCTGTAGAAACCGCGATCGATGCCACGCCCAAAACAGAGTCAAACATTGAAACGCCGTTAATGTTTTCGGGTGTTGCGATATTTCCAGAAGTTTCTGGCGCGTTCTGCGTTGGCGCTTTTCCGCCAAACAATTGAAAAAGCCAATTTGGATACTCGCTAACGCTAAAGGCTAGGGTCGCGTTAATGTCGCCATCCTCTGCCTGCCATGCGTATCGGTTAGACCCACCGAATAGTTCGATAGTGTCGCCTTCAAGCGAAAAAGTTCCGTTCTGGATCACGCGGGCGATACCATACGGCACTCGGTTAGTTCGATCGTAAGGGGTTACAGAGTGTACCCCGAAAATTGTTCTTGGCTGTGTTAATGACATATCATTTTCTCCTTTTTATCCGACGGTTAATGAAATTTGAACTCCCATGCACTTATGAATTTGAGAATCGTTGTAAAGCAAAATATCGACGGGCTGTAAAAGCTCGATCACTGGATAATCGTACCCGCGAAAGTTTGTTGACCAAATTTTTCCCGAAGCGGTTGCGAACGCATCCCAGTATCTTAGAAACCTCGAATAATCATTTCCGTCGTTAACCGCTGGAAACGCGAAGTCGATTTCTATTGTGATAACCCTTGCAACGCTCGGACCCTGCTGAATCGAAGAAATGTTTGAAACGTAATAAACCAAAAACTCGTTGTAGTTCATCACGCCATCGTTAAGCGAACCTCTCTGCCAAGCTGCCGAGTCTGGAAAGTTTAATGCAAAATCTGTGTTGGCTGAATTTATTGCCGCTATTGCGTTTTCAAAAGCAGATTTAAAATTGTCCTTAACAAAATCAAGAACGGCGTCAAGCGGTTGGGACATTTTTACCCCCGCCCTCTATTGTTTTCGCAATTCTCTCAACATAGTTTTTTATTGTTTTGGTCCACGCTTTGTTTCTTCGGCTGAACTCTGGCGTGCTTTTAAACCCCGTTGTTGACGGATCAAGGAATAGGAATTGACGTTGCGGTAGAACCCGAGTTCCCTCTTGGTGAAAGATTCCGTAAGGCACCTTGGTTCCTATCGTAAGACTGAATTTTTTTATTTCCAGAATCGAGTTTGCATCGTCTGGACTTATGATCGACTTTTCTAGCGCCCCGCTTAATTTAAGAAGCGGGTAACCTTTTGGGGTAATTCCGCGCTTCTTTTTAAACCACTGATAGGCGGTCATCTCGCCATCTCTTTTTCTGCTTTTTGGCCGTGGGTTTTCCGTTGACCACGTTTGCTTAATTTTCAAGCCCTGGAAATCGACGTATTGGCCAGCGCTTTTAAGCTTGAAAATAAACTTTTCGGCCTTATAAAAACTTTTTGCAATGGAGTCCCAAACTGGAGTCAGGTCAATAGCAAGCCTTTTGGCCTTGTTTAAAGCCTTTTTTAAGTCTGTGCTTTGTACTGAAAACCGCGCGTCTACCATTGCTGCTTGCCCACCTTGAAGACGGGGTTTGTGTGATCGGTAGAATCGCAATAGGTTGAAACGCCACCGCTGTTTTTAATGGGAACGTCGATTAAAATAAGAGTGCCTTTTGCAATGTCTGTCATGTCATTGTTTGGCGTTCTGACGTAGTTTTCCGTATATTTTTGTTCAGTGGAAAGTTGGGTCGCGTTTGTTTTGACTTCGAGCTTATTTTTAACCCGTTCAGTAACTCTAAAAATACAAATTCTTTTTAAGATTAAAAACGCTGCGGGATATAGAGCTTCGGTGATCGGTAGTATGTAGCGGTTTACAATTCGCCCGTCAATGTAAGCAGACTCTTCGTTAATCCAGTCGTCGATGATCGCGTCGGTAATAGAAAACCCCGAACCTGTCGAAATCGCCAGACCTTTGTATTCGTCGATAATGTCTTGCTTGTCACAATATGCCATTTTTAAAATCGCCCCCCCAGCTTTTGGCCAGAGGGGCGTCCTGTGTAATTAGCGGTCGATTAAGTTAAACAGTCGTTCAACAAGAAACCACAGTCAGTGTTGACGATCTCGAAAGAGTAGTCTGACTGAACGATGATTCCGTTTGAGTTTGGTGGATTGTTTAATGAATACTTGTATACCTGTTGTTGGCCACGATTTCTCATAACCATTTGGTATCCAAGGCTCAACTGATATTTTCCAGCAGCTTGTGGTCGAACGTAAAACAAGATTCCATCGCTCCAAAGTTGCGATAAAGAATCCGCCTGTCCTTCAACCGAGCTGTTGTAAACGCCTTGTCCGATGTAAAGAGTGTCTACATTCAAAGCGCGTGCAAGTTCTTGGTCAGTTAGCAAGCCAGCCTTCGCAAAGTTGAATCCTAAAGTGTCTAGGATGTTTGCGTTTTGTCGAAGGTAGTTTGCCACCTGCATAGACATAACAGCAGTGTTAGCCTTCACGCCCAATTTATCGATGATCGAATTATGCGCGTTAGCAAAATCAAGAAGCGGGTTTGCCGATGCCTGATCGTACTTTGTTGAAGGTGTAGCGTTGTTTGTAATTACCGAAGTGCTAAACAAAGCGTCTGCCAAAGCTTTTTCTTTGTTTGTCTTGATAAGGTAAGTCAATCCAGACGTTTCATCCGACTCTGCTTCGAACGGCTGTTCGACGTTGTCGTAGTCGTCTTGAGTAACTACGCCTTCAAGCGCGTGAGTTTGGACTAGGTACGAGTTTGATCCGCGTTTAATTGGGTTAACCCGTCGAGCTACAGACTCTCCAGTAATAACGTCGTTTTCAATCCGCAAGTGATTGTTTCCGTAGTTACCGATTAGTCCTGATTTTTGAACGACACCGATTTGAGGAAGAACCAAGTCGGCAACATAGCCTTCTGGAAAAATCCCGTTCGATACGTTCGTTAATAATTTATCAACGATTGCTTTAGTTTGTGCCATTATCTATTTTCCCCTTCTTATGCTTTATGTAGGTCTACAAGTACGGGAACGAAATCCGCGCTTGCGCCTGTTTCTTCTGTTACAGCGATTGACCACTCACCTGCGGTTGCAGCGATTGCAAGTCCAGCAGAGTCCGAAGCTACCGAAGCGCCTTTAGCGATACCAGCAGCGCCGACTTTCGCCTTTGCTCCGCCTTGAACAACCACTTCAACGTTATCGCCAACCGCGATAGGTCCAGAGGTTAACAAAATACCCATAGGTTTTTCCGCTGCTCCTGTCGGAGTAACTTCAAGATCAGGAGTATCGAATTTTAAGATCGTGCCTTGTGCGTCGCCAGTAACGGCAGAGCCGCCCCATTTGTACGCTAGGACTTTTGGTTGTAAGTATGCAGTCATTTTTATTTCTCCTTATTTTTTAATTGATTTTAAGACCTGTGCTACTGCGTCCTTGTACTGAATTTTACTTTCTTCAGCCAATTTCACCGCTTTTTCGTGAATATCGTCTTCGGTCAATTCGCCATCGCCAGATGGGTTTTGACCGTGTCCGATTTCAGAAAGTTTGATGGCAGCAGACTTTGCAATAAACTCTTCCATATTCCCTTTAATGAAAGCGTCTCTTTGACCCTCAACGGCCTTGCCTTCGCTTAACAAAGTGTTGAAGCGAGAAGTTTTTTCCATGAGGTCAATCTTTGCCAATAGGTCTTTATTTTTCTTTTCAGAAAGTGAAAGTTTGCGATGAGTGTCGTCTTCGCTTAGCGCCATATTGTCTGCTTTAGACTTCATCTCGCCAAACTTTGTGGTTAGCTCGTCAACGCTTTCAACGCCCATATCTTCCTCAAGTTTTTTATATTGAGAAAGTTTTGCTTTCATTTCGGACAGTTCTTTTTCCATTGATTCCATTTTTGCTTTTTCTTCGTCTGACATTTTCTTTTCTCCTTTTTTTGATTGTTGCTTTTCTGACAATTGAATAACGGGTGCCATTCCCTTTATTACGGGTCTATTTGTTAAAGCTGCGCCAAGTAAGACGCAACCGTGCTTTTTCCCTTCTTCGTTATCGACATAGTCAGTATCGAAGTCGGCTGAAATGTATCCGTATTCTTTGCCTTCGAAAGAACGGTTACCGCTTGCGGTTAATTCGACGACACCCATAAGGCTATCGCCCTCAATAAAAAGATCGTTGAACCAACCCGCTGCTACGCCTTCAACGTCGTGACCGTAATCCAGAGCTGGCTTTATGCCTCGCGTGTTGGACTTAAAGTTCTCGATCATTTGTTCGAGCATGGATTTGGTGATATTGAATTTCCCATATCGCGGGTCAGTGAAGACACCCGTGCGAATAATCTCAATCTTTTTTTGATTGTTATTTGTTGGCTGTTTGTCTTCGAGGGAGTACCGAGTAAATCGTAAGTTGAAATCTTGGCCCATTACCTAACTTTTCGTCATTGTGGCTACAAACTCAACTACAAGAATTTCGGCAGTAAAACGCGCTAGTGCTTTTTGGGTCTGCCTCTTGGTCTTTTTGCGTCTTCGAATGACTTGTGCGCCACGTTTGTTCGTTCTGAGAGTACGAGTTGCTCCTGTGCCTTCTTCGAAAGAATTAACGGCGTGGTCGTTATTTCTGGATTATCTGCGGTTTTTGTCGTGTTTACTTGCATCGACGACCTGCAATTGTAGTGAAGGGGCGCTGTGTATTTCAATCTTTCTGGATCGTTAGCGTCAAAGGTTCGACCGTTCAGTTCTCGGCAAAGGTCTGTAGTCGCGGGATCGATTTCCGCAACAAACGTGTAAGAGACAACCCGATCGCCCGTTTCCTCTTCCCATTTTTTAATAAACTCGTTTCTTTCTGTGTTCACCGCTTGTGCAGACGTAACCGACGGGCCAGACGTTACGGCAGCGCTTTTGGCAAACTTCTTAACCGAATCAAACATATCGGACTCGATTTGAGATGCCGCTCCCGTGTAGGTAATCGCCGACTGATAGGCTAGGTCTGCGCCTTTTTTTAAGTCTTGGGCGAGTACCGAAGCAATGTTTTTTGAAATCGCGCTTACGTTAGAAACCTCTTTCGAAGTAAAGCCGTACTCGGCAATAGCTAAGTCAGAAGCTTTCCACGCGGTTCTTTTAACTTCTC